CTAATACATTAAGTGTTGGTTCTGCTATTCAGGTAGCAAGCGCAAACATTAATGGTAGCACAGACTACACTAGTATAGGTTTTGCAAACACAGTTCCAGGATTAACAACAGTTGCGGTTGCTAATACACAAAATACAGGTAACATCATTGGTACTTCAGGTAATGCTCAAACATTATTAGCCAACGGAACAGTAAGATTTACTGCTAACTTAGGTGGTCTAGTTTCTGGTCAAGTTTACTTTGTCAAAGCAATCGCAAACGCAGCCGCATTTACTGTTTCTACAACATTGGGCGGTGCTGAAGTTGACTTGTCAAGTGCTACTGGTACACCAGACGCACAACAAGATGTAGTTGAATTAGTTGCAAATGCAGCCGTAGCTTCAACTGGAGCCGCATTTGTTTATGCAAATGATGAAGCTGGCTTTATTGTTCGTCAAAAAGGCAAAACAAAATATCTAGTAACAGGCGGCACAACTGGTTTAACAGCACAATGCTATACTGCTAACGTTGCAAATACAGCGTTGACACCAAATACAATGAACATCTTGTCTACTGACGCAGCCTCTGCTACAGCATATGTTTCAAGTATTAATGATTACAACAGTGAAATATTCCCAACACAAGTTGCAGCCGGTTCATTATCAGCAGGTACTGTTTACACAATTTACAGTGCAGGTACAACAAACTGGACAGCAGTTGGTGCAATGGCTAATATGACAGGTATTACATTCACTGCTACTGCCTCAGGATCTGGTACAGGTACTGCTGTTGCATATAGTGTTAACCCTGACATTATTGCTACATTCAATACTGCGGCGGCTGCTAATGCGGCTAACGGTCAACCTAATCCGATCGTAGTAATTGCTAGTGCTTAATTATGGCAACTGGTAGAACTATTAAAATGCCAAAGACCGAAACTGATATCGCTGTGCTTCAAGTTCAAGTTAAAAACATTGAACAGGACGTCAGCGAAATCAAAAATAGTCTTAAAGAGATGCATGAATGTCTTGACCGTAACGCAGAAGAAACTAGAACACTTCTAACTAATATGCGTAACGAAGATATGGTAGCTCATAAAGAACTAGGGTCAAAAGTCTCCGCACTAGAAAAGTGGAGATGGATGATGATGGGTGCAGGCATAGTGATAGGATCACTTGGTTTTGAAACATTAGCAAAATTGCTAAAATAAAAAAAAGAGACTTAGGTCTCTTTTTTTGTAAGTGATTTTAATTTCTTCTGTACAACATCAAAGTTTACTGTACTAAATAACCCAGGATGTAATGGTTTAGGATATTGATTATCACCCACCCATGCATATCCGCAATGTTCATAATTTAATACTGGTGTGAATTCTTCATCTATCTTACAAAAAAATGTATGATATGTAAATGTATTATTAACAAACTTTTGTATGGGTATTAATTTAGCGTTGTTTGGAAAGTATCCAATCTCCTCTTGGCATTCTCTATCAACACCACTGAGTAATGTTTCCCCGTTCTCAATCTTACCACCAGGTATTCCCCAATTGCCCGGATTTTTTGTATCCGTTCTAAGTAGGTATAAGAAACGTTGTGTGTTTTTGGCGTAAAAGAAGACGCCTGCCGAGATATTATTCATGTGCTAAGACATTATAGCATAAACTAAATTAGATTACAATACTATAATCACCCTGACCATACCAGCCTTCCCAAGATTTCATCCATGCACCTTCGGTATTAACATAACGATATTGTACACTGGTTGTTAAATTAGTAACATATTCTACTGTAGTTGCAGTAGCACTATCAAATGACACAAACCATTCTCCCATAGTACTATCATATTCAATAATGTCATTAGCATATGCTACAACATTACCCCATGCAATAGTTGTATCACCTTCATTACCAATGTTATCTACAATAAGATATCTAATTCCATTTTCTGCGGGAGGTAACCCTGCATTTGGTCCTGTGACTAATGGGTTAATCACGCTGTCTACAGGATCCAATGTATTTTGAGGCAAGGTATCCGGGTCAATGTCATATATTAATAATCTATCATCATTTGGATCAAGTACTATTGTGCCGACAATTTCTGTATCCATATATGGATTTTGTAACCATATTTGACTGATACCTGGACGTATAGTACCATACACATTTAATAGACTTGACCAATATAAACTTGTGTTAGGACTAGGAGGCAAATCTAAATCTTCATTATTAGGATAGAAATCCTGATTAGCCGGTAACAACTGTAAGCTATTACCTATTAACAATAATTTATATCCATATGGTGTAATCTTTTGTCTAGTACCTAATAACAAATCATCATTTTGTATATCATCGAGTGCCGTACCTGAAAATATACTAGCAATAATTTTCTCAATAACACCCATCTTTTTAAGTTTAGCCGCATTGCTAATCCATATAGGCATATAGAATTTCCAACTCATTACATCAATAGGATTGCCTGTACCTTGTGGTATGCTACGACTACTGAATGTTAGTCCATCTTGATATACGACACTCAGTGAAGTCCAATCAATAAAGTTGTCAGTAGATTGTATTTCTAATGATGGGTTAAACAATGTTCCTAATTGCTCAATCAATTGTAATTTTTGATTATAATTAGTTGTCCATAAATCTACTGTCATTCTTAATGTATAGGGTACTGGCATTAGTCTTTCAACTGTAAATGCTTGACCTTGTACAGTTTCATATTGTTGTGTCTCACTATTATAACTACGTTGTCGTACTTGTATCTTGTCAATAAACGTAGGGTCTTGTGTTCTACGTTGGTCATATTCTAAACCGGTGATATAATATGTAATTAGTGGTGCGCTAGGTAAATTACTAGCACTGTTGTTAGCAATGATAGTACTTGCCTGACGACTACTGTCACCATACATAATTGGCACACGAACAAGTATTTCGTTACCAGCTGGGTCTTTACCTTTAGTAACGTACCAATTACTAAAGATTTTTCCAAACTGAATTAAAAATCTGCGGACCTGATTATCATAAAAGAAAGCTGCCATATATTATATTACCGGTGGTATTGGATCTGGTGCTATTGTCAAAATAGTTGATAGCGCCTGTTTCTGTGGTATCTGTGTACCACTAGTTGTAGTAGTAACATTACTGTTATTTATGAAGCTTGACTGTTGCGACAAATCTTGTTCAGTGAAGCCAGTTTGTGTTCTTACGTTCTTAGATATACGAACCCATATTCTTCCGTCCCAGCGATAAAGAAGTTGCGGTAAATAATCTGTACGTAAGAAATATGCACCTACTTGTGGATTCTGTGGGAACGCAATACCTGCTCCTGTTGGGAATCCGTTTGGTGCTTCTGCAGTTCCATCTAAGTAACCAGTTGTATATCCAAAAGTACGTGGACTACTACGTGCAATGAATTGGAATCTTGGATCACAGTCAGCACGATAGTCCATAGTATTAGGACCATATGGTTCTGTTCCAGTAAAGCCCGGAGCTACTGGATCTTGGTCAGCAGTAGCATATGTGTTATCAGCAGTGCCATAAGGACCTGTTACAGGACCAGTAGGTAATATAGTTAATACCGTATCACCTTCAACTGCTCCCGAACCATTACCTATACGTTCAGGAGCAAATCTAGTAGTTTCTAATGTTACTTGATGTGCCAGTTGTATAGGCTCAATAAACATATCCAATGTCATATCCCAAATACTCTGTGTGGCAGCTTTGGGGATGCGTAATACTGGACTTGCTGATTTAAATTTTGTACTACGTATCATGGATACTGTAGCTGTTACTGGTGCACCATTGTTATTGGTAATAAGATTAGTCGGTGGTGCAGGCTGATTGTATTTTCCTGATAACTCTGTATTGGTTTCAAATGTACCATATGTAGGTACAATGTATAAATTGTTTCTATCATAACCTGATTTAGGTACTAATCTATCAGCTTCATCTAATATAGCATTATTGATTTGTAGATTTTTATTATATGTAGCAAGTATATCTTTAAGATTCTGATTAGGATCAAGTTCCCAATATACTGAATTAGGTGGAGTAATACCAATCGGTACTTCCTGTTTACTGAGATAATTCTTATCACCGAATGTAATAGTATATCCTGCCGGATATGTTCTATTAGCATCCCATAATCCAAGATAATTATCCTGATCAATTGGCTCAGATAATATCTGACTAAATTCTTCACTATCAACTAATGGTTCACATTTAATACGCCATAAATGCGGATACCATGTAGGACTAAATCCTTCACTAGCAAAATTACCATCTGTTATTTGATAAAATCTTTTTAATGCTACTGGTATAGTTTCTTTTAATGGATTATAATCTAGTAAGTGCGGTAATTCTAATACATCACCTACCATTAACTTACGACCAATTAAATCAATCATATCATTATAATGAATAGTAATAAAGATAATATCGTTATTTAAGAATAAACCAAACTGACTTAAATCAAAATCTAAATTCTGTACATTATAATGACCACGCAATCTATAAATATTAGGATCATATGTTCTATCTCTATTCTCTAAAAATAATAAATCTTGTATATTAGTAGGATCTAATGCGTCATATTGTGGTTGTGTATAATCAATACTTGCACCCTGATCTGTAGGACCTAAGTATTTGTGAATATATAAATCTGTGGCACCAACAGTAAACATCTCTGATATTGTTCTATCAAAGAATCGATAATCATTTGATTTCGTGGGGTGATATAGTGAGAGTCTAGGCATATCTATTATTTATCGTTTATAGTCGGTTCAGTAAATAGAATAAGAAAATGGGTCAAATTAAAGGTTGACAACAAATGGAACATCTGCTATAATACACAAATGCGCTATAAATCTAGGAGAACTTAATGGCAACACGTAAACCCGCAAGTAAAATCATTAAAGCTAGTGATTATTCACAGGTTAAGACACTTAACCCCAGAGACCCGGACACTGAATACTTAGGCCCTGAACCTATGTTTGCCGTACAACCTGATCAGGATAGACGCCGAGTTGCACTTATGCGTAGTTTCACATGGTATGGTCGCTTCTATGGTAAAAAAGATGCTAAAGAATTCTTATCACAATACTTGGACCTACGTGAACGCCCGCAAGAGGCTAAAATTATGCGTAAGATTGATGAGAAAGAATGTATCAATACATTAGCTTGGTTAGCACGTATGGAATTGCGTGGTCTAGAACTATCTGAAACAGAATCAGATACGTTACAAAATGAAATCAAACGTTTATTGGAAACAGTAAACAAACCTCAAGTTATTGAAATAGTGGTAGAGACACCGACGAGACCCAATATTCAAGACATTCTAAAAGATAAAGCACGTGAAGCTGGTGGTGAACTTGAAGGATTGTTTGATGAATATATTACATCAGGTGCAGGATCAAAACATACACTAAGACCAATAGATGAAGTGGCTAAAAAGAATGTAATGCCACAACATATCAGTTTGTTAACCGATGTATGGAAAAAGAAACTGAATGAAATTGAAGAAGCATTGAAAGGTACTGATAGTCAATTAGTACAAGGCTATCAACATCTAACTAAAACACAATTGAAAAACATTGTTAAGTTTATTGAATTGGTTATTAGTGATTTGAACAGTTACATTAGTGTTAAGAAAGCCGCTAAAGCTCCTAGGGCACGTAAAGCTGTACCAGTGGAGAAGATTGTAGCAAAACTTAAGTATCTTAAAACATTCAAAGATACTGCAAGTAAACTTGATTTAGTGAGTATCAGTCCAATCAAGCTTCATGGAAGTTCCGAAGCATGGGTATACGACACTGCCAAACGCAAGTTACATCATTACATTGCCGATGACTATAGTAAAACGTTTACTGTTAAGGGTAGCACGTTGTTGGGATTTGATACTGCACAGAGTGAAGTAAAAACATTACGCAAACCTAGTGAGCAACTTAAAGAAGTTATGGGTAGCAAGCCAGCCGCTCGTAAGTATTTTAAAGACATTAAAGCAGTATCTACTACACCCAATGGTCGCTTTAATGATGCAATGATTATTTTGAAAGCGTGGTAATATGAATAACACTGAAGCTAGAATGAAAGAACTAATGATTCTGATTGATAAGTCATTAATGTTAACTGATAATGATACCGAAAGGCTTATGTTAGCCTGTGCAATGATGCAAAGAACAAATGAGATTTTTGAACAGAGTCTCGGAGAAGAAGGTAGAAAATTAATGTATAAGGATTATGTATGAATATTGATTTAAACAAATACAAAGATTTTGTAGAAGCTGTAACCAGCAAAGCAAGCAATGATTTAACTACGTTTATGGACCGTTGTGATGAACTTGATGGTAATTACATCGGTGATGGAGTACATGGTCCTGATATCAATGTACCACTATTACTTACAGCTTGTTTAGGATTAGCGGCTGAAGCTGGAGAGTTTATTGAAGTGCCCAAGAAGATGTTTTTTCAGGGTAAACCATTAACTGAAGCCGAAGTATTTCACCTAAAGCGTGAGTTAGGCGATGTTATGTGGTATTGGATTAATGCTTGTCGTGCATTGAATTTAGATCCAAATGAAGTTATTGCAGAGAATGTGCGTAAATTAGAGAGTAGATATCCCGGTGGTAGTTTTGATGCGTTTTATAGCGAGAATCGTAAGCCCGGCGATTTGTAAGTAATAATTGTTACCCGATAAATACAATATACGTATCTAAGGGTAACAATTATGTCAATAACGATAACAGGTGGTATTTCATTTAGTGGTGGAGTTGATATAGTTGCACCTCCATCAGTAGCTACAGCAGGCTGGTTTGGCGGAGGTAAGCTAGATTCGGGCGGGGGTCCTTATTCAACTGTAGCACGAATTACATATGCAACCGATACAGCAACCGCTAGTGTTCGTGGTCCATTAAGTTCTGCTAGATTTTCTTTAGCCGCAGCAGGTAATACTAACTATGGTTGGTTTGGCGGCGGGAATCCAGGACCAATATCATCTGTACAGAGAATTACATACGCAACTGATACTGAAACCGCTTCGTTGCGTGGCCCACTAAGTGGGAGTATAGCTTATTTAGCCGCAACAGGTGATACAACTAATGGCTGGTTTGGCGGCGGGGTCGGTTCAACCATCAGTTCAAGCGTAGATCGAATCACGTATGCAACTGATACTGCAACTGCTTCAGGCCGTGGGCCACTTAGTTCATCTAGATATTATTTAGCCGCTACAAGTGATATTACTACTTATGGCTGGTTTGGTGGCGGTCGTAAGCCCCCAAATGAATCACTCATAGACCGAATCACATATGCAAATGATACTGCAACTGCCTCAGTTCGTGGTCCACTTAGTTCTAATAGATATTATTTAGCCGCGGCTGGAAATCAGGACTATGGTTGGTTTGGTGGCGGCCAAGTATACCCAGGACCCTTACCATATAAACAGTCAACAGTGGATAGAATCACATATGCAACCGATACCGCAACCGCTAGTGTTCGTGGTCCACTTAGTTTAGCTAGAATGTATTTAGCCGCAGCAGGTGATACAACTAATGGCTGGTTTGGCGGCGGCAAAGGTGACGGTGGAAGCGTATCAACGGTAGATAGAATCACATATGCAACCGATACCGCAACCGCCTCAGTTCGTGGTCCACTAAGTGCCCTACGAGACTATCTGACAGCATCCTCAGGCATCCAATAATTGATAATAGCAGATAGATGCCAATTCCTGATAAATACATTATACAGGTAAACAACTATGACAATATCAGCTACTGCAAATATACTATCTACGCCATCTGGTCTAACACTAGATGAACTAAAACAGGCACTATTCCAAAACGTTAGATATCGTCTAGGAGATGGTATCATTGACTTGGAACTAGATCCTCAACACTATGAGGCAGCATATAATTACGCTATCAAAGTCTATCGTCAAAGAGCGCAAAATGCTACGGCAGAATCCTATACTCTTTTCACAATAGAAAAGAATGTTGATACATATACATTACCACAAGAATTCATTAACGTCAGATGTTTATATCGTAGAACGGTTGGACTAGAAACAGGACCAAGTTCTAGTTCATTTGACCCATTTAGTTCAGCTATTTTAAACACATATTTGCTAAACTATAACTATGCTGGTGGTATGGCAACATACGAC